CCAAAGGGTGAGAAGTATTGGGTTGAAACATCTGTTGAATACAATGGAATGAAAGCTCATATAGATTTATATATACCAGAAACAGGAGATGTGATAGATTGGAAAACCGTTAAGGTTAAAAATCTATCTTACTTTCCATCGCTACAACAGCGTTGGCAAGTTCAGGTTTATGGCTACTTGCTTGACAAGTCTGGAAAGGGGACACCCAGAACTGTTAATCTAGTAGCCATAGCCCGTGATGGTGATGAAAGAGATGTCAGGGTTCATTCAGAACCTTATGATCCGAAGTTAGCAGAAGATGCTTTGAATTGGTTATCTGCTATTAAAGAAAGCGCAGATGCACCAGGGCCAGAGCGCGATCAAAACTACTGCAAGTTTTATTGCAAGTATTATGATGAATCGGGCGAGATGGGATGTACTGGTCTAAAAAAAGAACGTATCAAGGAAGATGAAGTTTTTATAGATGATCCTGAAGTGGACACATCTGCCTTGAAATATTTACAATTAGATATAAAGATAAAGGAACTGACTAATGAACGCGAGTCGTTAAAAGCTGCGTTAGAAGGATTTACTGGTAGTACTTATAGCGGTGTATCTATTACTTGGAGCACAGTTAATGGTAGAGAATCAGTAGATACCGAAGAGGTTGAGAAACTTCTCGGTTTCGTACCAAAGAAAAAAGGACAGGAATCAACAAGATTATCTGTCAAACATACTGGAGGTAAATAAATGGCTGCACCGGAAAGCACAAAGTTCCAAATCAACTATAAGTTAGGTGATGGAACTCTAGTAAATATTTATGCAATTAGTCAGGTTGAACTAGAGACATCTCTAACTTCAATTGCTGACGTAGCAACACTAATAACATCAACTGGTACTGCACTAGGTGTTAGTACACAATCATCAGGTGGCGCAATTGCCTATGCTAAGGCCGCACTAGGTGGTACTGCTGTAACTACAGATGCTGCTGCTCCTGATTGTAAGCACGGCTCAATGGCATTTCGTTCAGGCGTAGGACAGAAAGGTCCTTGGAAAGGCTGGATGTGCGCTGCACCTAAGGGTGCTGTAGACAAATGCGAGACTGTCTGGATTAGATAGTCCGTGCGGGTTCCTTGGAAGTATGAGAACCCAGCTTGCGCTGAAGTGGGAGTGGAATTTTTTTATCCTGAAGTAGAGGATGGAGATAGAATCCATACCCAACAAGCAATTAATATCTGTAAAAGATGTCCCCATTTAGCAGAGTGTGCTGAGTGGGGCATTAACAGAGAACGCTTTGGCACTTGGGGTGGCATCCCTGCTTCAAGAAGAAAAGCAATCAGACAGGCTAGAAGAATAACTCTTCCTAGAGAGGAACACGTTGCTTAACATAGATAGAGCGTGGCGTGGTAGTAATACCAATGCAACACCATTACCTGATGTATGGAGTGATCTTGCTAGAAAGCAAATCAAATTCCGTAGAGGTCAGGTGTGTATGATTGCCGCCGCACCTAATGCTGGTAAGAGTATGTTTGCTCTTATCTATGCAGTTAAAGCAAAGGTTCCAACTTTATTTTTCTCGGCTGATACCGATATAGCAACAGTGATGATGAGAGCAGCCTCTCACCTATCAGGACACAGTCAACTACTGGTGGAAGCAAACTTAAATAGTAACCGTCATTACTACGATAAGCACCTAGAGAGTATGTCCAATATACAATTTGTTTTTGACTCATCACCATCGTTAGATGATATTGAGTTAGAGATCAAGGCTTATGTTGAACTCTTTGGTCTTCCACCAGAGTTGATTGTTGTTGATAACTTAATGAATGTGGTAGCCGAATCCGATAATGAATGGGCAGGACTAAGAGCTATTATGGTGGATTTCCACGATATGGCTCGTAAGACAGAGGCTTGTGTGATGGTTCTACACCACGTTTCAGAGCAAACTGAATATGGTAAGACCAACTTCCCACCTCATCGTAGGGCTATTCACGGCAAGGTATCTCAATTACCTGCACTAATACTTACTCTTGGCTTTGATCCTTTAGATGGAACTTTAAAAGTAGCACCAGTTAAAAATAGATTTGGACCACACACAGCAGATGGCTCAGACTTTGTTACTTTATTTGTGAACTATTCTGTGTGTCAGATCAGTGATGCTGATGCAATGGGTCGGATGTATAGAAGGGATGCCATAATAAATGTCGGCCAAGTACAATAAACAAAAGGGTTCTCAGTTTGAAGTTGATGTAATGAAATGGTTTAGAAAGATGGGCGCAGTAGCTGAACGCTTACGCTTATCAGGAGCAGAAGATGAAGGAGATCTAGTAGTTATAGTCGCCGGTGAGACCTTTATCTTTGAGTTAAAGAATACTAAGAAGTTAAACTTAAAGGAGTTTTGGGATGAAGCGCAAACAGAAGCTACTAATTACGCTAAGCATCGTGGTATTAATAGGCCTTTATCTTATGTACTATACAAAAGAAGAAACGCAGGAATAGAAAAGACTTGGGTAATCCAAGATCTAACACAATGGCTAGAGGAGAAGCAATGACACCAGTACCAGAAGGAATAATAACTACGACAACAACTTGGTCAGAACCACAAGAAGTAGTAGAAGAAGTAACACCAGTAATAGAAGAAGAAAAGATACCTTGGGAAGAAGTTAAAAAAGATTTGGGGATACAAAATGATTTGCCAACTATGTAAATCCGGTGGTGAACTAAATAGGAATGGACAGTTCAAACGTGCTGCTACTATGCACAAGAAATGTAAGGAGGATTGTGGATGTCAGCATCAGACTGGTCCAGGAGTAGGAAGTCGGGCAAAGGAAATGGCAGAACCGATGCGAACACAATTCCCATTGGCGTAATAGTTGCCCACTATGGCGGTGAGGTAAGAGAAGGCAGGGCTTGCTCCGTAAGATGTATTTTGCATAGCGACAGCAGAAGAAGTGCAGTAATAAATACACAGGAGAATCTATACTTTTGTCATACCTGCGGTAAGGGTGGCAATGCAGTAAACATTATTAGTATCAAAGAGAATATGGAGTTTAAAGATGCTCTCGCCCGTGCAATTGAAATCATCGCTGGAAGCGGCGGTTCAGTACAACAAGGATCTAAACGAAGAAGCGGTAGCGTTTCTCGCAGATCGTGGGATCTCTAAAGAGGTAGCTGATAAGTTCCTATTAGGTTATATAAAGCAACCTACTGCAACTCACGAGAACTATCAGGGCTGGCTATCCATACCTTATATAACTGTGCTTGGACACTGCGTTGGTTTTAAGTTTAGAAGATTAGATGATGGCAAGCCTAAGTATGGAGCACCCCTTGGTCAGAAGGGTCATCTCTATAATGTTAGCGACATCATTGTAACTAGTGAATACATAGCAGTTTGTGAAGGTGAGCTAGACACAATCATTTGTTCAGCAGTACTAGGTGTACCAGCAGTTGGAGTTCCTGGTGTTGCTGCTTGGAAGCCACATTTTACTAAGATGTTTACCGGTTATGGAAAGATTTATATTGTTGGTGATAATGATATTAAAGAAGATGGTTCTAATCCTGGGGCGGAGTTTTCAAGAAGAGTAGCGCAGGAGGTAATGAACTCTTCAATCGTGTCGCTTCCTGCTGGACTAGACCTTAATGATCTATACTTAGCAAAAGGTATAGAAGAGACAAAACGGACAATTGGAGTGCCTAATGTATGAAGAACTCAGAGCTGACGGAACTCGCCGTATGGTTGACGGAATTGGGGATGGTAGTGGTTTTGATAGATTACGAAACTGGGATACTACAAGTAAAGCCGAGACCAATAAAAGATTAGACGGTGAGTTTGTTGCCAATATGTGGGCTGTTATGGATGCAGCAGGTAATTTACTTATTAGTAAGCACCACGATTACGGTCCATTAAATATAGCAAGATCTCCTGGTGGTCCTATCAATGGGTTGCGAGTGCGTATGTGGGACAAGATTGCTCGCATTAATAATTTAGTAGACAGTAAAGTTAAACCAAGTAATGAATCATTACGAGATTCTTTCGTTGATCTGCTTAACTATTCAGCTATTGCGCTGATGGTATTAGATGGCAACTGGCCTGAAGTGCAGACACTGGACTGTGAATGACATCAGAACCAATACGCCAAGTATGGCAGGATGGTAAGCGTGAACAATTAGTTGCTGACTACCTTGCTACTGCTAATGGCTGGGAGTTCTACAAAACTCCTCGCTATTACTTTGTAGATTACTTAGTCAATAAATTAAAACCTAATGGCTATGCTAACTATATTGGTGGAGTAGAAGTAAAGTGGATGAAGTCTCATTCCGGTACTGAGGTTAAGTTTCCTTATCAAAAACTACAGCGTATGTGGCTGACTGAACCATTAGATGATAACCCTGATGCTTACAAT